TGGCGTACCGGCGGACAGGCCGGCCCAAGAGATGTTGTTGTTCGCTGACGTGTCGGTTGTTATTTGATCCCAAACGATATTGCCGAGCGAGTCCTGCAAAACTTGTCGGTAGGTTCCGATACCATAGATAATCGCGCAGCCGTTTGCGTCGAGTTGAACCGGATTTGTGTTCTGGTGGATCGACGCCTGATCGGCATTGAACCAGGTCTGCTTGAAAGTATTGGTGCCTGGGTAATAGAAAGCGACCGTGCCGCCAGCGAGTGACTGATTTATTGAGACTGATGAAACCGGAACGGAAAACCCGATCACATTGCCGATATTCGCCGAGGTCGCAGAAAGGACGTCGCCGACCACATAGGCTATACCGGGATTGACTACGGCAACCGCCGTCACCACCCCGCCGGATACCGTGACATTCGCTGCGGCGTTGCTACCGTGACCGCCCGTGAGCGCGGTATAATATGTGCCGCTGGTCCCGCCAGAGCCGCCCGTAATCGCGCCCATGAGGCCCAAGAAGCCCGTCCCGGTGCCGTTGGGGCCGCCTGAAGTCGGACTGAGAGCCGCGAAACACTGCTCGCCATTAGGCAAAAGTGTAGCCGCAGCTTGGGCGCGGATAGGCCCCAAAGCCAGTAGCGCGCCTGCGATAAGGGGGATAAGATAGCGAAATAGCTTCACAAACGCTCCTTTGGGGAACGGCATGGATGACAATCCGCGCAGGACTTACGTCCCGGCGCTTTTCATTCCGATTTTGTATTTTTGGTATTCAGTCGAGCCAGCGTTGCTCTGGCTTATTTTCTCATGGCGAAGTAAGCGCGTTGCGCGATTTTTGAAGCGCGCGAACGACGTCCGGATGCGCAAGAAGCGCCCCGATCGTCTCTTGTCTCGCAGGCCCCGTGGCTGAAGCCGCCTTGGCAAAAGCAACGTTTCGTGACTTATCTAAACTCTGTAATGCCTTTTGCGTGCCAAGTTGTAACGCTTTTCCCCCGAGGAACGCCGCGCTGCCTAATCCCATAGTTCCTGGCGCAAGATATTGACTTGCAATTTCCGCTGCTGGACCGGCCATCCATTGCAATGGGCTACCGCCACCCACCTTGCGAACTTCAAGAGCACGTTGGCCGGCCAAGGTCTCTGCGGTTTTTGAACCTTGTAGGATCTTCGCGTTGGTTTGAGATTCTGCAGCAGTATCGTCCATTGCGCTTGTCAAACGATCGGCTTCACCCTTCCCGAACAGCGAAGCCAGTTTGTCGCGATTGTATTCGATCGAGGTAATATTCTGGCCGGCCAGTGCCTGGTTTTTGACGCCGCGGAGCTTTTGATCGATGTCGGCGCGCGTTCCGAGGCGCCGCGCAACGATTTCTTCCGGAGTGGCATTGCTCATCCACTCATTGAGCGACTCTGGACGATCTTCGAGCCCCGCACGTCCAGGCCGGTTCTTGAGTGTGTCGAAACCGGCATCAAACGCCTCTTCGACCTGCTTGGCGTCGCGGTACTTCGAGAGTGCGACCTTATATGATCCAACAGTGTCGGTCGGTCGCCAGCCAAGCGCGCCAGCCGCAAGTTTTTGACCGACTGGTGAAAAACTATTTATTTCCTCGTCGGTATAATGACCGTCTTTCCGCAAAAAATCTCTTGGCGGTAATTGAGTGCGCGGCGACGCATCATCGATTGCGTCAACGATCTTTCCGCGCATCGCCATCAACTTACCACCGAGATTTCGGTCGGCCCCTGATGCGCTGGTCAGAAGGTTTTGCGCCTCGGCGCGCAGTCCGCTTTGGATATTGTGCGCGCCCTGCTCTCCCGTGGCATCCAAGAACTTCGGCGCGTTTGGATCGCCGACACCAGATGTCATCTGATCTCGCAATTGGAACAAACGTCTCTGATAATCGCTCAGCGGAAAAGCTGGTTCCTCGCCATTCTTTAGTGCTCGAAGTGTCGCCCTTCCCACAGGATCAGAACCAATCTCGCTATCTATCGCCTTAAGCACCGGAGAGACATTGACCGGCTTTGCACCCTGCAGTGCCGGCTCGATCAATTGTTTTCCGGCAGCAGTCGCACGTTGCTTTAGACCTTCAACCATCTGCACAACATTTGGAGCCGGCCCCATTGCCGCGGTATAGGCGGAATTAGTCGCAGCCGGAAGCGTTGCTGCACGATCCTTTACGGCCTGAGTTATGATATTCTGCGCTTGCGGTTGAGCCGGATCGATCAAACCCTGCGCTACAGTTCTGACGGGATCAGAAACGTCCATCAGCGCAAGGCGCGGATTGGATTGCAGTCTAGCAACAGCAGCAGGAACGTTTTCCGGGCCAACAGTTCTAACAAGCGCATTTATTGCGCGACCTTCTGTTCCAGCCTTAACAACAGATGGTGCGCCCTTGGTAGGCAAAAGAATTCCAGCAGTATTAGCTACATCCTGACCAATGGCAGGATTACCAGTCATTTGCGTAACCGGATTCTCCACGAAAGCTTTGAGGGCTCCGGAAGCCGGTGACATGGCAATTTGCAAAGCGCCAAGTCCGGCCTTACCGACACCGGAGGCGGTCATGGAATGGCCGATGTCTGCCAATCCGCCTTGGTAAGTCTGCGCGCCTGCAGCAGCGGCTTCCTTGGTCGCGTCCCACCATGAATGTCCAGCGGCCGGCAAGACTTTGGTCGGATCGATGGCTTGACTGAAATGCGCCAGCCTATTCTCTAAAGTATCAGCAGTTTCTTTGTTGTTTACGCCATGCGCTTTGATTTGCGCGGCATATTCTTTTGAGTCAGGCGCATAGATCGGAATTTCATCGCTGAACTGTCCAGATGCTTTCTGAGCAGGAGAAGACTTAATAGGAAATCCGGCGTCACTAAACACATCTGCAGAAGTCGGGACTGACTGAGATACGCTTGGCGCCGCACTCTTAGCTTGCGATGGGACAAATCCAGCATCCTCAAAAATGTCGCTCATTCCGCAGTCCGACCTATAGCATCCCTGATAATGGACAAGTGATCGTCCGGATTAAACTGCGGTTGGCTTGGAGTAGAGCCGCCGATTGCCGAGCGGATCGCCGACATGCTGCCATCGTAATTAGGATTATCCGGCGCATAGAACGAATGACCGCCGATATTCAGACTTTTACCTTGCGCCCAATCAGGCAGCGTTCCGCCAGTGCGACTTCTGACCACAGTTGGATTCAGAAAATGCGTAGCCCCACCTGTAAAGTCCTGAGCATTTCCACTAGCAACAGAATCAACAATCTTGCCGGTCTGCTGATATTGCGGAGAATTAGGACTGATACCGACCAGTTCTTTAGTTCTTGTCTGCCACGGCTCAAACTGTCCAGGCGCAAGAACAACACCAGAAGGCGTGCTGCCCCATTTTCCAGAATTAGTGCGATTCATAATCACATGCGCGACTGCGGCTTGCCCTTCCGGCGATTGGTTTCCCGCCTCGCCGATAATCGTCCTGATCATGAGATCGCGGTCATTCTTATTGAGCGGCATTCGTTGTAGCCTTCTTAAGAGGCTTTACCCACTTGCGATCGATCGCCGCTTGATATTTAGACGAGAAATCAGAGCGGTCTTCCGGATCTAATTGCTCAAGGAACTTGCCTTGGTTATCTCGTGATAATCTATTGAACTGGAAAATACGAGGATCGAGGCCGCCGTTCCAAGTGCCTTTGGCTTTTAAGTCCACCGAGTTGCCGTTGGCATCCAATTTTTCAAGTGGCTTTGTCAGCTCATGCAAGAATGTATCATGGCCGCTCGCGGGCATGCCGTGCGCCTTGGCATCAAGGTATAGATCGCGCGCTTTGTCCTGCGTATCCTGATTTCCTTGCAGCATATCGATCACGCCTTCTCTACCGTATGTAGACATAGACGTGCTTGGATTGGCGCCGACCGTCATATGACGTGCGGCATCCGTACCGCCAAAACCCTGACCCTGCACGAGAGAAATTTGGTTTGAGATTTTGTCGAAACTCTCTGCCGCCCTCAATTGATCTGGCGTCATTGTCCCAAGACCGGATAAACCAAACCTTGCCAGAGTTTCGTTTGCTTTCTTTTCGAATGGTGTCGTCGGACCTTGAATATTCCCGAGAACTTTGGACTCTTGTTTAAGGTTCTCAAGATCAGCATGATATTGATTGCTAGTAGTCGCCGATCCGGCAAGCTTCTCGCCGCGCGTGGCGGAGCCTTCTTGACCTATTGGCTCGCCAACAGGCTGACCAACATCACGCGTGCCCACCAAATTGGAGGCCGGCACCGTCATTTTTCTTTCAACGCCGCCGGGGCCAGGATGTGCCTGGACCAGCGTCGATGCCTCACCTGGAGAGAGTGCGGAGTTAAGTAAAATATTTTTGCCGAAGGTGATCCCCTTCGGATGATGCAGGACAACATCCGAGGCCGCAGGAATCATGTCAGGATATTGCGTAGCGATATCCGGATTGGAACGAGCAAAATAAGCTGTGGCGCTAAGCACATCATCTTTGGTTGCATTATCAGGAATCATTGCACCCAGCCCGCCAGCAACGCGCCGCTGCGCATCGGCTTGCTGCGCCATCCGCGCTGTGGTGTTGGCAAGCTGCGTGTTTGCTAAAGCTGCCGCCGGCTGCTGTTCCAACGCCGGCGCCTGCTGACGTCGTATCTGATAGTACTGCAACTGTCCGAGCGCGCCAATCATGCGCAGCGGATCGCCCGTGAGGGCGTTCTGTTGCGGTTGAGGCGGAGCTGGTGGCTGTGGGTAGAGACTACTGACGTCCGGCATAGTGCGCCTGCATCATACCAGAGATATCTTGCATGTGATTGTCGCTATTTGGCGTGGGCTCAGGAGGTTGACCAGCAAATGCTTGGGCGTGATGAGCAAGAACAAGTCCTCGCGCTTGCATATCCATGGCATATTGTTGTTGTACCCAAGCGCGCTGATCGAAGGGCCTTTCTGGAACTTCAGCAAGCTTTTGTACCGCCGCATTAGGCGGAACAATTCTTTCTGCTACCAATTTAGATACAGCGTCAATAATTCCAGATTTCATATCAGCTTTGCCAAGATCTGGATTACTGAGTAGAGGCTTGAATGCTTGCGTCAACGCTTGGAAATGACGCAGCGCCGCGACGGTCTGTGTATGCGTTGGTGCCGGAGGCGCTTGCGGAGGCTGTTGAGCGCCCTGCTGTTGTGGCTGCTGTGGAGACGGGTTTGGCGGAGGCGGCATAGCGGCGCCACCGCCGGTAAGTGCACCGCCTCCCATTGGTCCGTTTTGAAATGCTGGAGGCATTTTTATGACCAGCCACCCATGCCTGAAGGCTGCAAGACACCGCTAGCATTTTGTGGCCCATAGATACTTCCGCCCATGCCATTGGCGCCACCGAGATTGCCAGGAAACAGCTTGCTAAGCAGCAACGCATTTGTGGTTGAGGAACCAATAGAACCCGTTGCGCCGGTTATTCCTGACATATAGGCGTTGGCCGAACCCAACGTCCCGGAAGCTTGTGCTCCGCCGATACCTGTCAATGTGCCGCCAATCTGTTGACCGAAGTTCGAAGCGACACCGCCCAACGCTCCGGCCGCACCAGCGCCGGTCTGATAATAATTCTGCAACGCATTGACGATCGAACCAAAACCCTGTTGCGCTTCTCCGGTCGCAAAGTTAGCACCGGCCGTAAGAGTGTTGCCGCCAAGACCTGTCGTAGTGCCGATATTTTGGACAGCCTTTTGTCCCCAATCCTGGGCAAATTGGAAACCAGGAATCTGTGAAAGTGTAGCTGTTTGATTGGCCCCAGGAGTTAGAAGCGATGAAAGCGTCTTTCCGGCCGCAGGAGAGCCACCAGTATAATAAGGTGACAGCGCGCTTTGCGCGGTATTCCACATGCCCTGCTGTTGCGTCAGCGCCTGTTCACCCAATCCTACCTGCTGGCTTGATGCTTTTTGCGCAGCACTCGATCCGATCAATGCCGAACCTAAGCTACCGGCAGCACCAAGGCCCCCGGCCAGCAAAAGGCTGCCGCCGACACCTAGACTGACGAAGGACATTTATTTTCTAACTTCAATTGATGTTCGCAAAATTCCAAATACTCGCGTTCGGAATTTGTCACAAAGTGAGCCTCGATCTTTTCCGGATCTGTTTCTTCGGTCGCGAGGATCGTGGTCCACACCGATTCTTCGTGAGCATAAGCAACTCGCTTTGTCCCCGGCGGCGAAACTGTCGTAAACGGTGCCTTGACGCGCTTGATAAGTCCGTCCTCTATCCACACCGACATTTCGCCAGCTGATAGGATATTCAATTGCTGGTATTTGTGAATTTTTCCAGTAACGATCGCGCCCTTGGGAATAGTAATCTCTCGCGCATAAACTCCATCGGAAAAATAATGACGCACTGGAATTTCAAGTTGCGGATGCTTGCGCATTTCATCTTCGACGGCGAAAATCTTGTCGCGCATCGACATTTGAGCAAGCATTTTAATTTCCGTATGAACTGAATTTCGTTGGCGTAAGACATTGAAAGCAACGTGACTTGCCGGGAGCTAACACATAAGGCTGGCCGGCCCCACCAGCATCGATCTCGGTATCCGCATCGGGCGGATAAACGTTCAGATTATTAGTTCCGTTATTATAGGCCCAAATATCATTGCCTGGCTGTAAGTTGAGTTCCGGCGCAATATGTACGCCCGCCCCTGCCGGCGTCTCGCCGACATTATTCCAATCCGCCGTTAACTTCAGAGCGTCGACCACGCTGGCGCCAGTCGCAACCAAAGGCGCGGTCGGCGGCGTTACCTGATTGACAATCCCCGTACCGCCTCCGGTGCGATTATATACGGCTTGCAACAAGCCGCGGCCGGAAGCCACGCTCGGAATGCCGGACTTCTCCACTAGCTGCGAACGCGCATTGAACAATGCCGCTACAGATGCGCCGTTTTTGATGCTCACGCGCCACCACCAATCGGATCGACGTATGCTCCATTGAGAGCGCCGGACATCGCGGAGGTTGAACTAAACTCCAGTATCCAATCACGCGCGATACCGTTGCCTCGCCATCGCATCATCGAGCGATAGCGCCCTGAACTAACCATCTGCTTGGGACGATTGTTGCCGTATATTGCCCCGGCATTGCGCGAGATACGCAAGTTAATTGTCGGCGCTGGAACTTCAGAAATCGGACCAAACCCTGAACTGAATCCAGCACTCCACGGACTAACAAGTTGCCCAATCTCTCCCGTTCCTGGCCGCGTTCCTGTTTCCACATCGGCGACAATCGCCGCTAGACCGGAGTATTTAAGCTCGTTGGTAATATGCGGAAACGATCTGATCCAAACAACGGGCTGGCCATTATCGGTATAGGTCTTCGGATCAATCTGATATAACGCGCCAGTAGCCCAATCCAGCGCAACGTTCATTCCATAAGCGTAGGCCGTGAATGTGTTACGAGCACGATGCAGGACGCCATTGGTGTCTATAGAATTATCCTCGAACCACTGCTCTGTCGCCTGATCGTAAGCCCAAGTCTTGTCCGCGGTTGGGAAGTGCAGCTCGTAAAATGAATGTCCGAGGATCTGATAGACCGAACCAATCGCATCATCGACGCGAGCGTATTTCAGAAACTCTTTCTCGATCGCGTGCGTCGAAATTCTCTGCGCGACGTTTTGCGCATTTCCGAGCATGACCATTCGTGCGCCTTCTGGGGACTGCGAAAGCCAATAAACGTTAGTATCCATCTTGGCGGGCGAGTACTTTGCTGCACATCCCTGTTCAATAATGACTCCAGGAAGTATCTGAAACGGGAATGGCGTTGACCCGGCATTGTACCATGGCTCGCTTTTCTTCGGTCCAAATATCCAGACTTCGCGCTCAATCGCGACAACACAGAGAATGTTGTCCGGCCAAGCGGTTTTGATGCCGATGTACAGCGCGTTAAATGAATCAGCATCGGACAGCGTGCAATACCATTGATTGGTCCCCGGATTATTGAAGATCAAAAATGAATCAATGAAATCAACACGATCAGATCCAAGAAAGTTTGGATCTGTTATCTGCGTCATTATCCGCAACGGAGTCCCAGTTAGATTGATGGTGTAACCCTGCGTCGATCCATCAACTAAAAGAACGTCGACGCCATTGTCAGCCATTGAGGCTGGCGTGGTGCGGTTGGCAATCACAGACCCTATCTGAGTGAAATTCCAGTTTGGATCGATGTAATAGACCTGCTGGCCGATAACGGCATACAGATCGCCATTGGTTGCGCCATAAAGACAACGCGAGAAGCCTGGCGTCTTAGGGGCGCCGAGTAACTTCAATCCAGGGCGGACATATTGCGTTGTAGGAAATGTTGGCTTGGTCTCGGAGGGGTTGGTTTCAGCATAGAGATTGATCGACCTTTGGGCAGATGCAATAAGGGATTCCGAGCTGTAGGCTCCCGAGGTAAGCGGTATGGCTACCATTGCTCATCGCACCAAAATAACCTTGAATGTATCGTCAGTAATTTGCAGGAGCGCATTACCGATATCGATCACCGCGGGACTCCGCGAAACCAGATTGATCAATCCGTATCCAGCGAAGTGCGCCCAGCCGTTATAAAGTGCGACAGCCTTTTCCAGTTGGCCGCCATAGATCATTTCGACGCAAGCACCAACATGTAAATCGTGGCAATCCTCGTCCGGATGCTGCTCTTCCGGCTGACCCTTACGCTCAAACTCAGATGCAAGATGGTCGTGAAACTTCCTGCCAGACTTTTTTATGGAAGGCGTTTGCCTGATCCAATCGTCATAACGCAACGACCAATAACCCATATCTACCGGGCCATTGTTAGTTGGCCAGATAGCTTTGCGTTCGAATTCCAACGTAGCTCCTACAATCTTGCAAAAGGACGCAGCCGCAGGATTGATCGCCGGAACCTTGGTCAACAAAACTAAACAATCTGATCGGGTGAACATCCACCGATAAGCAGCCTTAGAGGCGCGAATAGCGTGTCTGCCGCGAAAGCCTTCAAGGAACGCCGTATGAACTTCATAAGTACATGGCTCATGCCAGCAGAATAGAATTCCGCCGCCTTCCGCCATCAACAGAACGTTGCGCTCGTCGGCAAGAAGATTTGAGACATCAAGCGTTTCAATGCCTGGAATGGAAATCAGCGGAAAGACAGACGGATCATTGATGATCGCGTTGATCTTTGTTGCGTCATAACTTCGATCTACGAGGTTCGCAGCGTCATCTGTGCTGGCGTCAGAGGCGGAATCCACATGATCTGCACTCGCTTTCTCTGCGCCATTTCCATCGCTTCGCTCCGGCTCTCGAACGGCAGCGATGGTCTCACTGGGGCGTCCGGTGGAAGGCGGCTCAACCGAAACGTTTCCGTCTTTTGGTCGTACCAGCCGTAGTATATCGGGCGGACTTTCATCGGCTATCGGCTTCGCCCTAGCGGCTTCACGCCGCTGCTTCCTGCGCTCGCTCGAACCCATGGATTATTTCGCCGACCATACACCAGCCTTCGCACACGAAAATATCTTCGCGGCGTAAGTGGTAATCGTGGTCGAGGTCGAGTTGTTGATGGTATCCTGGGCGCTGGTCACTGGATTATTCGCAACCGCCGGATAAACTTCGATCGTGTAAGCCGTGTTGTTGTTGAGACTGAGAGACATTCCCATCACGCAGGTCGGCAACGCCGCGCCGGTTGCACCGCCTGATCCGGCCGTGTCGACTTCCTGAAGATATTTGTTGGCCGGAAGTTGCACAGCCGTTGCTTGATTGGTGCCAACGGCAGTAATTCCGTATTGGTAGGAGAAATTCACACCGTCACGGATACCGTGTAGCCACGCGCCATCAACGGCACCAAAACCGTTCACCGGATCTTGCCCGGTAACAGCAAATGCCGTTCCGATCGCCGCGGCGACGAGAGCACCAAGCACGAATGAACTTATGGTCTTGAGCATTTTGGTCTCCTTTAGGGGGTGTCCGAGCGGTAATTATAAGCACTATCCCCCGGCCGCTGCAGCTCACGCGGCATTCTAAGGGTTGCAACTTGCGTGTTGCCTTTGCGAATGATGTTCTTGCCCTGCGCTGCCAAGATATTCAGATCAGGATCGCGCGGCATTTGAAACGCGACTCTTAACCTTCGTGCCCAACACCATTCCAAGGCCGCTTCATATTGCGGCGGCAGCATGATCGACTGCATAGGATTGATAAAGCGCGCCAGCGTTTGCTTCACGACGATATGCAACTCGTAAATCGTCGCCTGCGGAATAGGCCACGGCAGTACTCTGCCAACGGGAAAGCCAGGATCGTAAAACACCGCAGCAGAAAACGTGCCCAAAGACTTCAACCTGATAGACGCATAATCCTCGTAAGCGTCAATAACCTCTAGCGGCCAATCAAACGGCTCCGACGCTCCATTGATTGGAGGCACGCCTGAACCTGAAACCTGCCGAAGAAAAGCAAACTCCAGACGATCGGGAGGCGGATTGATGTTGAATGGCTGGCCAAGCCCCACCGAATAGTAATTAGCACCAGTGGAAACCGCGCCATAATCCACAAGCTGATAAACCAGGTATCTCTCGTGTTGCCACTGAGAGATCATCCGATTACCGACGCTAATGGCCTTATTGAAAATCGCCGGTTCGATAAACTCATCAACGCCGACTATGCCCGCCGTCACAAGCGCATCGGTCGCCAACGTTCCAACCGTGGACGGTGGCGGCGCTTGCGGCGGCAGGGCAGGAGGCGGCGTTAGATAGGTCATCAGTCGAGGCCAAGTTCTTTCTTAAGGCGCTCGTTGCTCCAACGGCCATCGACTTTGATGTCTTCTTTTTCAGCCAATTCAAGAAGCGCAGTGCGCTCAGTTTCGGCTGACGCCTGGTTGTCCGGCATCAACGCTGCTGGGGCTGGCTCTTGAGCGACCTTCTGAGGCTGCTGCATCGCACCCATAACGGCCGCGACAATTGCCGCAATGGTCGCCGGATCGCCCGCGTCCTTCTTACCGACCATGCCGGCCACAAGGGCTTCCGTAAGCCGCTGCGTGTCGTTCTTGACCGGCAATGACTTTCCGGTCATGTCGATCCTTGGCTTGATCGGCGTTGGCGACCATTCCGAACCAAGAGCCAAGACCTCTTCTTTGGTCTTTACGATCTTCTCTCCGAGCGTCGCGTGATACATGAACGCCGGAAACGGCTGATACCGATACGGCCGGAAATACTGCCGGTAATGCTTATGCTTCTTGAACGCCGCATAATCGTTGACGTGCGGCGGCTCAACGTCCGGCTGGTATTCGTCTTCTGACGTCACAGGCGCATTAGTCCACGCACCAGGCGCCCAATTGTTGGCTGACTCGCCTTCTCCGGCGATCTCAGCATCGAGATATTCGACTTTTCCAGACATTGGATTAAGCTCCAATTGGGTTTAGCGGCACAATGCCGCGCTTGGCCCGTTCTGCATTGCTCAATGCAATGTTGGGCGTGCCATCCGAGTTCTTGATCGTCTTGCTAATGTCATCCCAACCAGCGGGACCGACTAAAGGCGTCGCTGTTACTGGCACAGAAGGCGTCGCTGTTACCGGCGTAGTCGACACAACTGGCTTAACAGGATTGGAAACAACCGGCGAGACGTATCCAGTTGTCGGCGTCGTCCCAGCCGGCGGCTTCTTGGATTTATCTTCCTCGAATTTGCCGAACTCGCCTTCCTTCCTGGCCGGAAGTTCAGCGGGCTTTTCAATCCATCCAGAGCCAAGTTTGCCAGCATCCTCTTTATTGTTGACGATGACGCCGACATGATCGAGCCGATTATCGATATGCGTCTCGAAGCCATGCCCGGCATCCGGAAGCGTCCGGCTGTAGAGCATCTTCGGGTAATCGTAGTCCGGCAACTCGACTTCGGCCTTACCAAGCAAATCTTGGATCTGCTTCAGATTGGCCGGATTTGGATCGGCGTTGAGATGATGCGCGACTTTCGTCAAGAACTTCGTATAACGGACTTGATCGGCCTCGACCTCAACCGGCTTGAATTCGTCGCGAATGCGGTTCGCCGCCTCTTCCGCAGTGATAATTCGCCGACGATCCGACTTGTCGGCCGCGACCGTAGCAGAAAGAGCAAGCGGCTCCGGCAACGGACCAGCATGAACGCCAACGAGTTGCTGCGTCATGGGATGAAGAACTGTCCCACGATCGGTAAGCAATCCGGTAGAACTGGCGAGCTGGCTCGGATATCTACCAAACTCACCAACTCCTACCTGTGCGCCAGATCGAGAGTTTAGCTGCACAGCCCGATCCGCATCGAACACGCGCTCCGCTTCCGTGCGCGGCTTTAGCGGATCACCCTTCGTATAGGGGCGATTGATATTCTGCTCGTTGTCAAGCACACGCTGCTCTTCCGTGCGATATTCAAGGTCGGCCATGGGATGTTCCTTTGATGAAGCGGAGCGCACTAAGCGCCCCGCACAGAAGTTGTTTGTTCAGATCACAAACTATCAAGGGTCGCAACCGACCACTCCCCGCGGGGCCAGTAGTATCCGAAAAGTGCATCAATTCTGTCTATGGGCTGATCAGTCCCGGGTTCGTAGCAAACAAGGCTGCGCAGCGAACACCGATCGAACTCATGACGCGCTGCTTCAACAACACCCTTGCCACCCGGCGGCATCCAAAGCGGAGCAATGACGAGCGTCACTGCGTCGCGTTGGAATGCGATCGACTGACGATAGGTCACGGAAGCATTGGCGAACGGAGTGACAACCGCGTTGTTCGCCGGAGACGCCGTGACGGTCATGTACGCCTGAGCAGTGTAGGGAAGACTGGCGTATGCGACCTGAGAAGCAGGCGGTATCAATGCCGGATAGATCGGGATTGACGTGGCGCCGGACGGGACATTGGCGGTAACGGCAAACTGCCGCGCCAAGCCGGTTGAGGCGAACATGGTCCGGTTGACGGCAATAACACCAGCGATAGTGATAATATCGCCTTGGTTGAGCGTGCCAGACAGAGCCGAGATAATAATGGCGGTCCCGGTCTGGTTGGCGCCGCTCACCGTCGCAGAGGTCGCCGATCCCGTCGTATGCTTGATGACGGTCTGATCCCGGAACATATCGAATCCGAGAGCATTTTTCATCATGCCGGTACGGAATTGCGATGAAATCGTTGTTGCCGGATTGAACTGACCGGCAAGCGAGGTCACCAGCTTGGCGTCGGTATGTGGATCGTTGGCGAGCTTGCGCGCGTCCATCGTTCCCATATCGGGAGCCGAGTTGTCGTCAAGCAACGCGCCGGCATTGAGCACCGGAGCCTGATTGATTGACAGAATGTTGTTATTCGCGTCAACGTTAGCCGTGGCATTACAGATCGCGCCTTGGCTCGAAAACATCAGCGTTTGCGCGATATTGCCGGCGAGCTTGTTAATGCGCGGCATGATGAAGCGTTCCGCATAGTCCTCGATCGACAGCGTGCGTTCCGCCGTGGTGAAGGCGATATCGACGTGTCTCTGCGTGGAGACCGTCAGCACCACCTGTTGCTCGATCGTATCCTGCAACGAAATGCCGGGTCCATCGGTCACCGAATAGTCGTTCGGAATGCGAATGCGGAGCTGCGCGCCGATCTTGGCACCCTCAACACCGAACCGATCATCGTAATCACGACTGACCGACATTAAGAACATATTGGAGTTGAGGAACAGCGGGACGGAATAACGGGTGATTTGGCTCACCGTAAGAAGCGAGTTTCCAGGCATGGGGATGGCATCCTGTAAATCTTGGCGCCACCTCTAAGGGCGCGTGGGGTTTGGGAGCTTTTTTCAAAGCGGTTCATCTCTGGTCCCGAGTCAGAGAAGGCGGAAGTGGCGGGATGTAGAACCTGGTTACGATTTCCAGTTCGGGCGCTTTGCCAGGCAGCACGTCGTTCGAGTCGTGCGTATTCAAATTAGCGAACGATTAGCACCGAACATTTCTGCTCGGCGAGATAACTTAGGCAGTTCGTTTCAAATAAGTCTGTTTGTACCAAGATTCCCACTCTTTGTCCGACATCCGCGCATCGCCTTCCGGCGTGCGCGGATCGATATCGGGGGCGGCGGCATGCGGTGCGATAGCGGGCTTTGGTGATGGCGCTTTGCTGATTGCTGCTGGTTTGGGCGCAGGATCTGCAGCCAGCTTCGGTTCGGCCATGGCGTCAAACATCCTCGTTATTTCTGCGACACGCCGCATTTGTGGCATCTTCGCAAGCAAAACCGCCTTTTCAGGATCTTGAGAAATCTGGAACATGAGTTCATGCGCCTTTGACGCACCAACTACATCCACAACAGTTCCGACGAATTCAGTGGAATTGGCTCCATAGGCGTCAAGGGCTTGCACAGCATCGTTCCAACGCATGCCGTAAGCCTTGGCGCCGGTCTCGCTGATGTTGGCCATGTCGCGCTTGAAAACAATCTGCGCGGCTTCCTGTTCGATCGCGGAGCGGTCTTGCGTAGGCGCAGCAGGACGCGGCTCCGGTTTGGCTGGATCGGCAGGTTTTGGCTCGGTCTGCAGCCGCTTGATGATTTCTTCGTAAGAACTGGCTCGCTCTGCGTTTTGCCGTGCAAGTTCCTCGGCGGCTTGCCGCTTGTTGGTTTCCTCGCCGACGCGCTCTTGAAGCACACGCAGCGGCACCATTTGGGGTGCAGCCGGCTCGGTAACGGCAGGAGCGGGATCAGGTTCTGGCGCAGGGTCTGGTTCCGGAGCCGGATCAACCACGGCCACAACCGGCTCAACTACTGCATCAGGATCGGGAACAATCGGATCATCTGGCGGCATGGAATTCCTCGTTAGTGAAGTTTCGTTGAGGTCATTAACTTGTTCATCAGCGACGGCTCGGCGCGTTCGCCGAAGGTCTGGGCAATATGCTTGTTTTCGAACTTCTCGCCTTCAAACTGCTGTGTGCCAGGAGCAAGCTGAACCGGGACATTCTGCGATTGAGCGCCAAGCATGGCTTGAACAATCAAGGCTTGATGAATTTTATGCTTATCCTGCTCCGCTACTTGCGGCCAAGTCAGCATATCCGCATAGAGAGAGCGCACATGCTCGACAAAATGAGTCCATTGGGCATCGACAAAACAAAGCTGTGCATCGCGTCCGGAGCGCAACCCAACTTCCGTCCATGCCCTGCGAAACTTGACCGATCGGCATTTGTCGTAAAACTGTCCAGCGTATTCCTGTGCGTCCTTCTTGACCATATCAAGCAGGCGACGCACTTCGGATTTGGTTAGCCGCTCGCCGTCAACGATCATTGGGAAGAACTCTAAGTGTAGCAGACATTGACCATGGAGCAGGAGCATTAGTAGGAAGACGCCGCGCCTCTATCAGCTGATCGTTGACGGCAATCAACCGTTGCCTGGTTTCAATCAAATCAAGACTAGCCAGAACAAACGCACGCTGTATCACTTCCAACTCGTCCGCGGCAGTAAGCAGCGACTCCCTATCCTGCCCTTTCAACTCACCAGCAATAATCCGCAGCAGATCAAACGAATTCGATGTCTCGTTAATGATGCGGCTTGTGGTGACGAAGGGGGATTCGGTCATTGGGCGCTCCCATTCGTCGATCCAGGATTCAAATCAGCATCATTAAACTGCGCGATCGTGTCGTAGAGGTGCTGATGAGACATCTTTTCCAAGTCATGCTCCATCTGCGCCTTTTGCTGCGGCGTCAGCATGACCTCGGTCAAGAACCTGATCTGCGCTTCCATGCGTTTGGTATCGGAATCGAACGCTTCTATATTGTGCCGCTCGTCTCGGCCACGCACCTTAAGCTTTTCGTCCGCCAATTTGGTCATCAGCTCGCCATTTAGCGCCGTTAGCCGCTGTATTTGTTGCTGAATGGCCAAAAGCTGCGGATTTGCACCGTCATCGAACAAATACGGCTTGCTCTGCTTGATTTCTTTCTTAATCCGATCGGCAATTTCCTGCGCCCCGGCAAAATCACCGTTTTTAAACAGCAAATCACCGATAACGCCAACCAATTCCATGTTTTGCTTGAGAATATCGACGCCAGCGTCCCATGCCTGCTGTCTTTGGGTCGCGTAGTTCGGTCCAGGATCGCTCAAGACCTCATATTCGCCGACTAAAGGATTGAAAATGATCTCTTCGGCGGTATCCGTCTCTTTTTTGGTCCTTTGCATTGCCTCTTTGGCGTCCGGATCGATGGTGATGATCTTTTTGCTTAAGTCTTCACCTTCGACGTGCAAAATTCGCTTGGTGTCGTACAGCTTCGGATAGATTCCGATCAGCTGCTTACCGAGATATCGGTACATATCGTACTGATGCTCAGTGAAATGGTAGGTCGCGACGTCACCCTGACGTTGCCGCGCATTGATTGCCGTTCCTGACGCGGCGCTCTGCTGGTCCTCCATGCCTTTCTGGCCCTGCCATTGGCCAGTGACCATCATGTTCCAGCGTTCGGCGTCCTGCATGCCCTGCGCAAAGACCGGAGCTACCTGCGGCGGCTCCTGACGCTCGGGCTTGGCGACAGCGCGACCTTCCTCTCCTTCGTCTTGATACCAATCGTTATAAGGAAGATAGGCATAATCTTCTATATTGGCGTTTTTCCAAACGTCCTCATTCATTTCGAAAGCAGCAGACGGACCAACATACGGCGTCTTTGATTGCAACGCTCCGAATTGAACCTGGCCTGATGCGTTGTAGTTCAGCATCTGCTGCGGCGAGATTTGCGACCGCGTATGTCCCTTGCAGTCCATCTTGCCTTCGATGACCGTCTTAATGCCGTAGCATGGAATAATCGGGATATACTCACCGATCCAGCGAGTTTTCTCTTTATCGCCACGCTTGAGAATGCAATCGCCACCGATCAGATACCAATTGACGGCTTGCGTAATCACATCGCGATATTGGCCATCGATCTCGCCGTTGTCGATTTGCTCGATGACTTTATCGACCAACTCCTTGCCAGACTGCTCTTCCATTTCGTAACGATGCCCAGCGAACGTGGTGCCATCATCTTTCTTGAAGGAAATCAGTTCGTCGTTCTTGGCTTCACGCTCGTAATACATCACTACAAGCACATGCTTGTCAGTGAGCCAAAGAACATCTTCTCCTAAAGTGGACTTGCCAACCTTATCCTTGAACTTAGGATGTTCACGATTGAAGCGATCCCGAGGCACTTTGTCGAAGATAAAGCCGAATCCAGCATCCGACCCGTCCGGTTCCTTAACGTCAGGATCGAGATAAACCGCACGAGGATCCGGCGCCGCCTTGATGTAAACGTCCTGATCGAACGACTTGGTATCGACAAACGCCGTCTCAATAAACAGATAACCAAAGCCGCCGTCGACCTGTTGGGTAATGACGTTGCGGTAGGCGATAGTCGCCGCCGAGATATATTCTGTTCGATCAACAAGGGCCTGCATGCCTTCCGCGGCATCGGCCGTAGCACGACCGCCTGTTGCTCGCACGCGAATTGATGCCTTGTTCTGCATCGACTCGTTGATCACCAGCCGATTATGCGATTCCGTTATATTGATGGTCAGGCAAGGCTTACGCTTTGTATTTCGGTCCGCGTAAATCTTATCCGGCCATCCCCAGTGATTGCGATCGTCCTGGTGAGCAAACTTGGTGTCATCCAGACTTCGCTTATAAGCCTCGTCGTACCAAGTCTTGCAGCGCAAGTACCTGTTTCGAGCGCGATTAAGAATGCGCTTGTCGCCGGTCAGTGTCGGATCGTCATCGCCCTGGTCGGATGGATAAGACATTAAACACTCATCCAACCTGTTCCGTCGCCAGGCTCATGTGAGACAATGCCCGGAGCGCGCAATACCCGTTTAACGACCTTATGCGTCATGGATGGGAACAACTCCGTCAACGCCCATACCAAGGCATCCACGCGATCAGGCGAAGCATCGCCCGCCAAGCCGTTCGGCCCGAAATTCACCATTTCGTCTTCGAGCGCCGAAAAAGTCCCGACATGACTGATACGGCCTTGCTCGTAGAGCGCGGCGATCGGTTCGGCTCGCGTCCATTTACCGCGAGAGGCATGTACTGACTTGAACGGCGCTGTAGGGCGCACAGCTCGCACAGTAGCCTCAACCATCTCTCCGCCGTTATTGGTCTCGCCGACAATGCAGTCGCCCGAATAACGGTCAAATCCCGCAACCGCCATGCGCGCCCAGCCATTCGGGCTTTCTCGGCAAGTCAAATCATCGATAACATAGCCGCGGCCATCCTCACCAACGGCAGCAACAATGATGCCGGTCGCTGCGCCATCATCGGCCATTTCGTTCTTCTTGGCCGCCGGATCGATCGCTACCACGACCCGTCTAAGGGCGGGCACCTGATTGGGCTTGCGACGGTCCCGATCCAACGCCACACGCGTCCATAGCGCGTCGGGTACGTCATCGAGGATTTCGGCTGATAGTTCCTGCCGTCCTAACCGTGTCCCGGCGTACTTATCCGTGATTGTCTGTAGGAATGACGATGCGAGGTTAGCCGCATTATCGCTGGTCACGCCGCGCGTAATAACGGTGGTAGAGGCGGCTAATATTTCTCGAAGAATTGCGATTGGCCGAGGTGTCGTCGTGATGATCTGGCGCGGCCGTGATCCTAAACGCAGGCCAAACTGCAATTGATCCCAAGTCTCGCGCGCATAACGCCACTTCGCGAGTTCGTCCCCCCAGGCGCAATCGAATTGAGGACCACGGAGTTGATCGGGCTCGGTCGCGTTATAGCCATATGCGACTGCGCCGGTATGAAACTCAATCCGAATGGGTTTCTTGGTGATACGCGGTCTTTGATAGCTCGGGAAAACGGAATAGATACCGCTTTGACCAAAGACCATGACTTCTTCAAGATCTTTTTGAGTCTCGGCGATCAGCGCAATGCGACTAGCACGCTTAGTAGTAACTTCTTCTCGCACCCATTCAGCACCGCAGCGCGTCTTGCCGAAACCACGACCAGCAAGTACCAGCCATGTCAGCCAATCGCCCCTCGGCGGTAATTGATTATGACGGCCTATCTTTGTCCAATCCCATTGTTCTAGAAGTTCCGGCGCAATCAGCTTATCGAGTTCGGCTTTCTCCTTCGGAGTTAACGCCGAAATGTAAGCAAGCGCATCGTTCATTTCGATGTAATCACTGTGCGGCTGGGTCGGGGAATAGTGCTTGTGCGGGAGCGAGCAAGTGGACTTGGCGCAGCCATCGGATCACTGGCGGTCTATTTCGTCGAATGCTCTCATAGGTTCTCGTTGAGAACCGAATACCTCGAAGGCACTCAGAAACGTTATAGGCGAACCCAAGCATGCTCAGCCCTCCCTGCCCCAGACTTGGCAGCGCGGAAAGACGATTGGCGGTGCGAAATTATATGTGCCAGAAAGTGCCACGGAATCAGCCCTCAGCTCAGGTAGGCTTTATATCACATCCTTGCCAAAGCGCGACCGGCGATCCCTGGGTCTTCTCGCGTTAAGGCCAACGCCGCCCAGCAACGCACTAGAGCCTAGCTATAGGCCAGGGTCAGAATGACCGGGCCGGTGGCGTCCGACACCTTATAAGTCAGGTTGCCGGAACCATCATTCGATACCGATACGGCGTTACCGAATAGATCGGTCGCAGGGGAAGATAACAGGAGAGCACCGGCCGCATATGTGAAGGTGAAGGTGCTTATCGACGCCCACGCGATGATGACGTAGGAGGTCGAGCTTTTTTCAATTTTGATCTGGTAAAAGTCCGCGGCAGCGCCGCCATGGTACGTTTTCGAGGCGTAGGTGATGGCCGTCGCGCCAGAGAACGCGGCAATTATGGCCTTGTAGCCGACGGCGCTCGGCAGCGGGTTGAAGCTGGCGTCAAAATAACCGAAGTCGGAACTGTCCATCACTAGGTTGTAGGGCTGAAGCGTCACGCACCCGAGGATTATGAGCGCGAGCGCCTGCCGCATGTTAAAGACAGCGGTGGTAGTAAAGGAATTGTTGCAGTTAACGACCTCGTAGCTGAACTCATTGTAGGTCTGCGGCTTGCTGCTGCTGGCCGTCACGAACGGCGGCACAAGAGCGTTCATTGCCCATTCCGGCGTCTGGGCGCCAGACAATGTGCCGCTATACGGATGGAAGGCGATCCCGGCTTGGTTGGCCAATGTTGTGGAGTCGCTGAGGTAAGAGGCGATAAAAGTGTCCGGGGCGATGTAGCCGGTGCCGCCCGCCGTGACCACCGCGCCGGGAATGATGGTCGCGCCCGGCGCCGCAGCGAGAATCGCCGCCACCGTCTGATCAACCAATGCGGCAAAGTTCGCCGCGCTTGCCGCCGGTGCCCACGAATAATTACCAGCACCGTTTGAGATATTTTCCTCGTTCCATATCTCGTAGATCATTTTCGTTGCGCCGTAACGGGCGGCAACGGCGGCGGCGTAGGTCGCAAAGGCAGTCTTACCGGCGGTATCGGTCGGAGCGGTGAAGTAGGAACTTTCGTAGAGGGTGTTGCTGTAAGCGAGAGCGACGTTTACGGTAAAACCTGCCGTCAGCAGGCCGTTCGCACCGTTGATGTAGGGGTCGCCGAAAGACGTACCGGCACCGCTGCCGCTCCAGACATAAGTGCCCTTCGTCGTCGGCTCTATCTTCTGCCAATCCACGGCGTCGATACGCACTGCCGACACGCCTAGATATTGCAGCATCGTCACGTTCTGCGCCGGCGTGATCGTCGTGGTGTTGTTGATGTTCGTGTGCGTGTTGATCCCGAACTTCGGGGCGGTGATCGATCCACCAGCCGCAAGCGCGCTCGACGCAAGAACAACCGGATAGCTGTTGATGCTATCGACGGTAAGAAAGGCATTGATGGCGGTGGCAAGTACGGCCATCTGCGCATCGGTTAGACCAGCGCCGATGAAGGCCGCGCTGTACCGCGTGGACGTGAATTGATCGGCTCCTGACGTATCATTATAGGCACCGATCAAGATGCTCTTGTTCGGCAGGTAGGTTGATGGCTCCGCGCCGCTAGTCGGCGACAATATGACGTTATCGTTGAAGTAGGCGCTCTCATTGCCGCTGGAACCCCGACGGCTGCACGCAATGAAACCTAGCGGGTTTCCGTTCAGGGCTGGACCGCCCGCAATAGTGCTGTATGCCTCGTTCAGCCCGCTATAGAACGAATAGAAACCGGCGCTGGCGAGGTTCTGGAGCAGTGCTCCGTCTGCGTTCGAGGTGGAATAAACCGCGCCCATTAACGAAGTCGTGGTGCCGCCGGTGACGTAGAAACCCATGCTCGCGGAGTTCAGCGAATAATTCGCACCACCCGCCGTCGAGGGATTGAACTGCGTGTCGATGTAGCCGGTCGTCCCATCTCCCGTATAACCGGCGTTCGCCGCGAAGGTCATCGTGCCGTGGACGACGCCGGTATATTTGGAGCTAATTAGGTTCGTTAGCGCCGTGGCCGTATCTATCGCGTCGAAGATGTAAAGCGCATCGAGCAGAGGCCAGATGGCCGCATTGACAAGCGTCGTAATCAGGGTTTGGTACTGCGCAAGGCGAGCGCCGGTCGGTTGCGTTGCCAATCTCGCCAAGAACTGAGCGATAGCGGCAGCAGCAGTCGGAGCGGGAATGGTAGTAAATCTCTGCGCCAATGCCGATCTGTCGAAGCCCAGGGCGGCAACACCACCAAGCAGCATGCGCCGTGAAAGTGCGAGGCGCTTCATGGTGCGTACAACAGATTACCGATCGCATCCGTCAGAAGATTGCCGCTGGCATTCCCAGCCGCATAGGTCGTGCCGCTATTGTAGGCGACAGCCGAACTCCAATCGCTCGGCGACGAGGACGGCGTATTCCCATGATTGGTGGCGACCAACGAAACATAGAGAGTCGAGCTGTAAATAACGATGTCGCCTATGGCATAAGACTTACCACTGTTATAGGCGTTGCCCCCGCGCAAGTTTCCGGGAGGATCAAAAAAGATCGGATAGGATGTTTTGTAATTCCCGGCTGGGCAATAGACAGCATTGGCGCCATTTCCCGCAGTAACCAAGGTACCAGCTTGATTGTGCGTAAAGGCATAGTCAATCGCGGCCTGGATCACTGCTGTGCTGTCAGTCGTGTCTGTGGGGTCGGCACCAAACTCCAGAATGTTGATGCCGTGGTCGTTGGCCCGAGCAGCCGGCGTGCGCGTCGTGGAGCCGCCAGTAGCGTCATATGGAACGGTGCCGTTATATTGCGTGCAGGTTGAGCCGGAAGGACAAGCCGCAAACACAGGACAACTGATAATTGTCAGTACAGCCGTGAATAGAACGCGCCTTAGAATATTTAGCATGAGGCACTCGTTGCCCAATAAGCATACTCATTGTGACACACGTTGGTTTGCTGAGCAGACGAGAAGCCACTCGGCCAAATACCTACCTCACCGATATTACCGTAGACTTGAACGCCTGCACTAATATCCCAACTGTTTCCGAATGCCCCGGTGCCGGCATTCACGGTAACAGCCGAGCCATCAACGTTCGCTGTACTGGCGGCACCACTGAAAATACCCTGCACGGCATGCCACGCGCTGTCCGCAGCAGTAAAGGTTCCGCTGGTCCCAGCATACAAATTCATCGTATTTGCCGAACCATAGAACCATAAGCCGTTGTCGCTGGCTGCTTGTTCAAATATCGTTCCGTTGCTTGTAAAATTCCCGGTACGCTTCGTAACAGCGGAAATCGTGAAAGGTTGAGCAACCGAAGTCGTGGATACATTGTATAGGTAATAACCATTAACACCTGTAAAGACCATTACGGGATAGCCGTTCTGACCACTCGCCAAGTAGGCAGGGCCTTTTGTCGGACTGAAAGATTTAAGGTGATATCCATTTCCGGTCTGGTCGTATAATTTAGAAACAACGCAGGCGACCGCACAGGCCGGCGCCGCCGCTGCCGTAACGATATCGAAATTGCCGTTCGAAAGAATGTTTATTGTGCTGCAAGTTAGCCCGGTGGCGGCATCGCAGAGATCAACTGCCGGATTGCTTCCAGTCGCATAAGCGCGATTATATCCACGGAAGCCATACCAAGCCTTTGCGCTGCTCACCACATCGCCGGGGCCGATATAGCTAGACGGCGGCGCCCGCGGCGCCCCAAAGTTGACGATTGGCGCCAGCAGTCCCGCTTGGGCTACGCCGCAGGACAGAGCAGCGAGCAGGACAATAGATAGAAACTTTCTCACGATGTAGTCCAAGTACCAACATAGGTCGGGCTTAGATAATGAGTGCTGTCCCGCCCAACGATGCAGATCATATCGCCGACTGCGCCAGCACTGGTCAGCGTTCCTGTCCCGGCCGTGCCATAGCCAGTGCGCGCGGTCTTTTCGTAGTAGGCGCTTGAACCGATCGCGCCGAGCGTGATGATTGATGAGACGTTATCGTCATTCATCACACAAAACTGATAACCGGCAGCGGGGACCGGCGGTGTCACCGTGCAAGCAGCGGTGCAGACAAAATAACCATCTGGCGCGGTGAGCGTGTTGCCGGTGCTTGATCCTGTGGCTAACGGAGCCAGCGCCCAACTGCCGACAATTTGATAATTCGTGCCGTCAGACACAACTCGATAGCACTGACTAGTTGTGATTGCCCACGAGGCCAGCCCACCGATGGTCGAAGTCACAGGCGTGAGCTTCTGCGTGCCCACACCGATATTGCAGACATCGGCGAACCAGCCAGCAGTAAAGACGCCAGTGCCGGCCTGCGCTATCGTGGGTGTTTGTGCGCCGCTATTGCTCAGATCAACAAGATAACCGCAATCGCTGCCGGGGATGGCGTAGTTGCTGCCGGTGCCAGCGGCATCGACCAGCTCGACAGCCGCAATCGTGCCGGTGGTCGTTATCGCGCTGCCGCCAGTGGACGCGGCGCAGCCTGCGGAGATCGAAGTGACGGTGCCGCCAGCACTTACCACACTACAAACACCAGCAACGCAGGTAATCGTCGAGGTGTCCCCCTCAACCACGCCGAATTGCGCATTGGTGCCTTTTTGAACTGCGGGCGCGCCGTCTGAGCGGAGAAAAGTCGCGGCCGAGCCGTCAACCGCTACGGGGCCTGCAGTGCCCGTAGGATTAGCTCCGGAACTAGAGCCACCGCCAGAGCCGCCATTGACGATGCCGTCGGCCCAGGCTGGCGTGATGAGCAAAAGCGAGCAAATAAGCGCAAGCGTTCTACCGGGCATCCTCATTGGACGTCAACGTACAATGTATCGCTCGTAGTAGCGCAGGTCGCCTGGATTGCGTCTGACGGGATGAACGGCCAATAGCGGGTATATGATCCGCCGGCTAAAAGCAGAATGGATTTCCCTTCCGTTGCGGATCCACTGCCGATGTAAACCCAACAACTATCGCTGGCGTTGTTGTTCTCGATGGTAAGGGCTTGGCGCTGGATCGTGGTGCCTAAATTCGATGTGAGCACCGTCTGAAACGCACCGCCCGTAGTAATAACCGCCGCACTATTGAGGGTAGAACGATTGATTGGCGCGCCCGATACCGTGACGCCTGGAGGCTCGATAGGCTGGCCCCATGCGGGAGCTGCAAGAAGCGCAGCACACAGCAGCGCCGCAAATATCTGCCGCATGGCTCTTCCTTTTGATTAATTGGCGGGTGTTCGGGTTGGAGGTGCGGAGCCTCGGGGAAGGAGGCCAAGGCCGAACACCCGCCTTAGAGGGCCGTGCGCCCCGCTAACTCAAGGCTCGGCGGACGCCGAGATAATGCCAGTCGCAGACGACGTGCCCAAGCTCATCCACTGGTTGATGGTGCCAGCCGCGCCAACGGTGGTTGACGCACCTTTGAACATGAACCCGTTGGTTGAGACCACGGACGCCAAGGCCGTCGGCAACGCCAAACCTGTCATCGCGGCGACGGAAGTTTCCGCCACCTGCACGAAGACTTGGAAGCCATCGGTAAACTTGACGAGAGGAACAATCCGCATGGTGACTGGGAAGTTCACCGTGCAGTTGAGCGTGCCAGTCGTCACGTCGGCGCATACTCCGTTGTACGACAGCCCAAGGCTCTGTTGCTCGTAGTTGAAGTACCAGTAGGATTGCTGCAATACCTGTTCGATAGCAGCAGGACGCCGATCGAAGCTGGTCGGGGAAATCACTCCGGCCGGCAGGCTGGCTGTTGCCATTGACGGCTTGGCCTCAAGCTGCATGCCGTTGATTTCGATCCAATCGGTCGAAATCCCCGAGGTCAAAACGGGCGCCCAGCAGATTGATACGCTGACCGATTGCACCAACGTCGTAGTGCCGGGGATGTAAATCGGGATCGGCGCATAGACCGCATAGCGCGTCCACGTCGTCGAGCCAGGAATGGTCGCAACGCCCGCAGCCACCGTGCCCGTAGTGCCAGGGGACACGCCAGCGATTGCCCTGGTCATGTTGGTCGGGCCGGCCGAGAGCAAGCCCACATCGCCAAGAGCAAACAGCGATCCGTTGGCACCGGCAAAGCCGAGCGTGGCCTGCGTGGCAACGGCATCATTGGCCGACGTATAATCGACGTTGACGGTAAAGGCACCGTTAGCCGCCGACATCCCCGACCCGTTGGACTCATAGAACGAGAACACCGCATTGTTGCCAATGAGCGGCGCTGACGCGACTTTATCGAGCGTTTGGCCAGTGCAGATAAGGCCCGCCGCGCCGCTGGTCGTCCGCGCGATGCGAAGCGCCTTGGTGTTGTTGATGCCGGGAATAACGGCGGTCGCCGCAGTGCTGTCGATCGTGACCGTCACGCCGGCAGCAGGAGCAATCACCCACCAACGATCCGCCGTGATAACGGCCGCGGTAGGCGACAAGGTTGCTAGGGACGTGACGCCCTTGGCCGTGCTCGACACCTGGGCAAGATTGGTGGTCATATCGCCACCAATCAGGCGATTGATCGAATAGCCAAGCAGGCTGGACGGGATTGTCACGGTCTGCGGAGGCGAACTGCCGGTCTGACCAGTATCGGCCGGGATCAATTCATTGCCGGTAAGCGCCGAAGGGCCGGCGGGGACCGTCTGCACGCAATTGAGCGTGCCTTGCTGTCCGGTGACGCCACCAACAGCGGGACTATTCGGATTGCTGGACGCGCAGAACGCGGGCGATCCGACGATGGGATAGGTGAAATAATTACCGGCTGCGATGGCAGCGGTAGAGACAGCCGCCAGCAAGCCGACGGCAAGCAAACCCCGAGTGCGGGTTTTCATCATAGTTCTCCTGGGGATGAATATACAGAGGCGGGATAGCGGATTGGTTTGGGGCGGCGTCCGCTACGCCGATTGATTGATTAGTTGGTTGGCTCTAAGCCGATAAACGACTGAGCAATAGCCTTCGAACGATCAACAAAACCCCACCGCACATCGTCGGTAGCGTGATCAATAATTAGTCTGGTGAGCTTAGACCCATGGACGACGGCTTGTCCGCCGTTCCATGTGACCCAGACTTCAGCATCATTTAATTTGATTGTGTTCATTTGTTTGATGCCGCATTCTTCGCCATCAGCACCGCGACAGCCTTGGATCGCTGCTCGTCGGTCAGCTCAGCGAGGCGAATGGGATCCTCATCGTCATCACCAACAATCGCCTGCGGCACCTTGCCATCCAACCGATCGGCAATCTCGCGAATCGAGTACGCCTCGCCTTTTATCAACAGCTGCTGTGCATTCCAGCGCAGCGAACCTTTGGGATGAAAAGCAATCTCACCGTCCGCTAACGCCTTAGCTTCCATCCGCAAAGAATCGCGGAAGGGCTTGTCACGCTGTTGACCCCTGTGAACGCCCATTTGAGATGCTAATCGGTTGAAATCCAAAGGCCGTGCGGCTCTTACAGAACGCAAATCGGGATACTAGGTTGATTTTGGAGCTAACTGTGACGGTTGTCAAGAGCATTAGGCCACCCGCACCCGCCGCCCGTCGGCGTGGGCCGTCCGGCCCCGCTCGACCTCCGTCAGATCGGCGCTGTACGGGCCACCCGAAGCAGCCCAGGCGCGCAGCCGGCTCGACCCTCCCCTCGGCTGCCAAAGGTCAGCCAACACGCCCAGCGCCGTCCATAGACGATCTGCAACACGGCGGGGGCTGGTGCGGCCAACGTCCGGGCCAAGGAGCGCGGTACACTCCAAGACGGTCTTTTGCCAACAGACCACAAGTAGCACGATATCGCGATCGAGCGGGTAGAGGGCGCCCTTCACCTCCCTAACCACGTCCGCGGCGGCGAGGAGGTGCGGGATGGGGGGCGAGCCGGGAAGGCCGGCGCCTCGAATGCGGTCGAAGTCGATTGCCCCGCCATCGGATCCCCTCACCGTGTCCCAGGCTGTGCGGAGTTTGTCGGCGGCTTCCCAGCGGCGATGGTCGATCTGGCCGCGCCGGGCCATGGCGTCGATGGTATCGACGACCCTGACCACCTGGTCGGTGGTTCCTGGGGAAAGGGGCGAGGCGACGGTGGCGCGGACGAGGGAGCGCCTACCGTGAGGCTTAGCCGAACGCCGCTTTTTTCTTGACATCGCCGGGGCTCCTTTGGGGGCTCCGACGGGCTTGGGTGCGCTTGGGTGGGGTAGGTGATTTGGGGAGGGGAGGTCAAGTCTCGATCCAGGCCGAACCAGGCTTGATCAAAACTCCTTCGCGATCAAAATCCAATTTGAGTTGTTTTATGCGGGCCAGCCGCTTTAGCGCGGCCGCGAACAGATGTTCTATTCCTTTTGGTAATCCAGGATGATTTTCTATTTCGGCGAGGCGCACAACATGAGCTGGATTCTTTTCCCAAAATTGCTTCAGGACCAGCGCCACAATTTGAGTGGCGAAATCGGCCTGCCCCGGAGCGGTACGCATATACGATCTGCCCATGGCTGAGTTCGGTCGCATCGGGTCAAGACGCCCTTCAATTTCACGCAAGTCGAGATGCTTAAAAACTAAGTTCATAATGCCTCCGATAGTTTTGGCAGTTGTCAGCCTCTTATTTAGTATCCCCTATACACGTGTAATACAATACTACATATGACTATATATGGAAGTAAGTTATTTACTGACAAAACTGTCAAAACCTATATATATATGATATATAAGGATAATTTGATATTTTAAACCCTGACAATCGACCTGACAACCGCATGCCAAAACTGACAAAACCTCATTTTAAAGAGGTCTTTTTCATTGAAAAAGTTTTGGCTCCGCCCAGGGAGGTTTTGGCAGTGGATTTTGTTAGACTGGAATTGAATAGAAAAAAGCCGGGCGACCACCCTGCTCGGCCGGCATTACCTTCTCGATCAGAATATGCTCGGCCTCGGCCAGGCTTTTAATTACGTCCTCTAAATCCTTGTGCCGATACCGATGCGCCAGCGCACGCAGGAGATCCCGGCGTCGCACGCGCCCTCCCCGTTCCGTTATAGCCCGCCGCACAGCATTAGCCGCCGCCTGGGTATCGCTATCGGCAATATAAAGACCGCCACCGTGGGCTAGGGTCTCGGTAGACCAGAGGGCAAAATCACGGGCCCAAACCATCGTTTCTTGGTCTATTTCTTGGCTAAACTGGCCTACGGTCGCAATTGTGGCCAGCCGGATAGCGTTTTCCGCGGTGCGGGCCAGAAATGGCGCCAAAGTGCGATCGGCTTGGCCTTTAGCCCTGATTTCTTTGACTAGAGAGCGCCTGATCTGTTCGGCTTCGGGTGAAATAGAAAGGCGATCGTAAGCCGGTGCGACCGTCGACTGGCATAGCTGCGATAGCGGATTGCGGTGGTAAATCCGCTTTAAGGCCTCGGAAATCGCCTTGGGAACCTCCCCGGAATCGAACAAAGGCACGCGCTCAACCGGCTCGTGCTTGGTTTCGATAATCAGGAAGCGATTAAGCACGCCATTGGTGACGTCGCCGCCTTCCAAGGAAGAGTAGAAATCAGGCGCGGTAACGGCCCCATAAATCGAAAGGGCCGGGGAGAAAATGGTCTCGCTGGCCTGCTGGGCCCATTCCGGGGTGGCCATAGCTTTGAAAGAGCATCCCCAAGCCGTGCGCAGCATGCCAGAAATAGCACCCTCGAAGCTAGATGCCTTGCGGGAGTTGATACGCTTTAGAAAGGAGCCGAATTCGTCCATGGCGCAGACACTAAGGGGGACGCGCTGTAGGAACCGAATTACCGCCGGCATGGATATGAATTGGCTCGGCCCGATATGCTGGCGCATGCCTGCGGCGTCGAGAACAAGGGCAATCGCGGCCAAAGGATGGTCCTTGCCGGCGCCTGAAGGGGCTAGACACACAACATAAAGGTGGGTGCCGGAGCGGGTGGGCCCGGCAATATGGCGGCCGGCCGCGGTGCCGACGATCGTTAGCGCGGCACCAAGGGATAGGCACCGCTGCGGATAAAGGGCGGTATCGGTAATCCAATCGGTAAGCTGGCCAACGAGGCCGGGGACGTGGGTGAGGTGCTCGGGGAGTTCGCCGAGGGGTAAAGGCGGCAATTCGCCGGTTTCCGGATCGAATTGCTCGCCTAGCTCCAGGTTAATTTCGACCAAAGGCCCGAGGCTGTCGTCTGGCCCCCGCGGGTGCGGCTCGCCGGCTCTTAAAGCCCGCGCAATCGTGCCCTTGGGGCCTAGGGCCTTGTCCTTCGGCGAGATGCCCCAAGATAGCGCGGCGGCTTCAAGGGCGCTGTACGCGGCTTGGTGTGTCAGACAGCCGCCACCTACGAGTTGCCCGATCCGGAAGGCTATGCGGTTGGCTTCTTCGTTGCGCTCGCCAGGCTGCTTAGAGGCTAGGTCGTTGAATTCCTCCATGAGCGCGACTTCGCCATAGGCGGCAAATCGCACGTCATCGGCCGGAACTTGGGAGACTGTGAAGGAAATAGCTTTGGGACGAGCGTGCGGCGCCAGTAACTCGACCAGCCATTCCGGGGCGTCGGGAGGATCAAGAAAATCGCCGTGCTCAACATATTCGCCGGCCGGCACAAGCGATCCAGGCCCCACGACATAGCCACCGTTGCCGCGAATATCGATATCGGCTTCTATCTTGGCCGGAAGCCGCCCGCGGGCATTTGTGAGTTTTAGGGGATTTCGAAAGACGTGGTGGCGGCCGCCGGACGGCGTGTCGACGGTCGGACTGTTTAGAGAAACGCCGAGTTCGGCGACATGCTGAGTGAGCCACGCCAATCCGTCACTAAGCTTGCGATCGCAGTCGACGACCAAGCCACCTGTCTTACCCATGTCGACGCCGGGCACGGAATTCGGCCACTTAGCCCACATTTTATGAATTTGGTTTTCGTCACGTGTGGACTCCGAGCGCCAGAAGCATCTTTCCTGGGGTTTTTTGGTGTGGGTGCACGGAAAAACGAAAGCCCCACGGCGGGCTAAGTTCAGCGCGACCATTAGATTATGGTCATGCAAAACCTTGGCCGGATCGAAGGGCTGATCGAGAAACAACATACGATCCTATGAGTTCAAAACGGCGGTTCATTCGCCAGCAGCTTGCGTCTTAATTCTTCAGAGAATCCGACCACGATAAGTTGCAGAAACTCTTCCCATTCGAACTCATCCAAAAATGCCAAATCTGTCTTGCCGATCGAATCCAAATAAGCCCCAGCATCTACACCAGCCTTCAGCGCGGCCGCGCGCTCGTAGGCGTCGAGTTGGGGTTGGGGCATTTTGTAGACCTCTTTTGCTAAAGCGTGACAGGTGGGATCGGAACAAAGCCAAGCGAATGGGCCTTTTGAGTTTGGCGCGTAGGCCAAGCCGGCCGCGCGGCGCTTACAAATAAAACAGATAGTCGGTTCTTCGTTCACGTCACCCGCTCCTTCTGCTCGGCAAAGCGTTGAGCAGTGATCGCAAAATATTTGCCATCAGGACGTACTTGGATTTGTGATGGCTGATTCAGTTCTGTTACTCGCCGCAAAGCCTCTTCGGTGGTTCGGGGGATTACGGTTTGGGCGTGGCGTCGCCACCAGCTTTCGGCCTTTTGGCGAGCGAAGCCTTGATGATCAAAACACTGCCAAGCCCGATGCACCGTGTAGCCGCAGTGATACTCCACCCTCAAACTATCCGGACTTCCCTGTTTCTCATGCCGATAATACTTAACCGAATCCACGTCGACCCAGACCGGAGCGCCTTTGCTAAGGATCGAAGCGTTAGCGTCCGCGGTTGCTTCGTGCTTCGGCGCCTCGTCTCTAGGTGGCCACTCGTAGCCGCAGGTCGGACAGGTGCGGGCGGCTAGGGCAACGAGGGTTGAACAGTTTGGACATTCTTTTGCTAATGGCTCTGATTTTTCGTCTCTGGCAGAGGAAGCCGAAGAGCTAGTTATTTGGTCGATTGGTCCATGCAACTTAGTTAAGCCACTGAAGTCGAGCACCAAACAGTCTTGCTTGCCGCCGGCTTTTCGGAGTCCTCTGCCTACTTGTTGCAAAAAAAGACCGGCGCTTTGCGTCGGCCTTAAAAGTGCAATCAAATCAACCTGCGGAACGTTGAAGCCGGTTCCGAGCACGCCCACGCTGGTAAGGCATCTAATCTGTCCCGCGCGGAAGTTGGCGATTATTCGATCCCTTTCCGCTTTCGGCGTCTCGCCTGTAACCGTTTCGCAGCTATGGCCAGTAATGCGAACGGCGTCCCTGACGTGTTCGGCGTGCTTAACGCCAGCACAGAACGCTAGCCACGCCTTTCGCTCCGCTCCATAGCGCGCCATTTCCTCGGCGGCCGATCTAGTAACCCAATCCTTATCGACGGCTATTTCCAATTGGCCGGGGACGTACTCGCCTCCCCGCTTGGCAACGCCTGAAACGTCGAGTTGCTGAGCGGTGGCCTTGGAAGTGAGCGGCGAGAGATAGCCCTGGTCTATCAGATCGGCGACATTGGCTTCGTAGACGATTTTCTCGAAGAGGCGATCAGGGCCTTTGTCTAGGCGCCCGGAGTCCAAACGGAACGGCGAGGCAGTCGCGCCGACAACACGAAGGTCTGGCGTTTGTTCTTTTAGAGCGGCGATAAATTTGCCGTAAGTGGTTTGATTGTTTGGCGAGGTTAGGTGCGCTTCGTCGATCACTAGAACGTCGATTTCGCCTAGCAGCTTGGTTTTGTTCCAGACGGATTGAATGCCGCAAAACAGGATTTTTGCTCGAGCGTCTCTGCGGCCGATACCGGCGGAGTAAATGCCGGCTGGAGCTTGGGGCCAAAGACGCAAAAGCTCTTGGTAGTTCTGGGCGATTAGCTCTCTTATATGGGTGACGCAAGCAATGCGCAGCGTAGGATAGTCGGCGAGCAATTCTTGGCACAGCGCGGCAATCACCAACGACTTGCCAGCCCCGGTTGGCAGGACGATCAAAGAGTTGCCGCCGCCTTTTTGCCAATAGGCATAGAGGGCGTCTAGAGAGGCGCGTTGGTAGGGGCGAAGGGTTAGCAAGCTGACACCTTTCTCGCCCGAGCAATCAGCTCTTGCGCCGATTGATATTGTGCCTCTGCAACTTTTCCTCGGCAGAGGAAGTCTTTTTGCTCAATCAGCTTGTCCGCATGCCTGCACACCCGATTTAGAAAATTCTCCATGTCGATCACAAGAAGAAGAAGGTCGGATTTTGTCACGCGGCCACACCATCAGATTGATCTGCAATTTCAAGTTCCGGAAATGGCGATTTGTCGTCCTCTAATTCAAGTCTTGTCTGCTCTTCTTCTTTTCTTCCTTCGTATGCGACTTGAATGTTTTTAAGTGCCTGTCGGTAGTATGATGCCTTTAACTCAATGCCGATTGCTTTCCGATTATTTTGTAAGGCACCATAGACTTCGCTACCAACGCCCATGAATGGAGTGATTACTGTTTCTCCTGGATTGCTCCAAAGCGTGATAACTCGATCAATCACGTCAAGCTGTAAGGCGTGAACGTGCTTTTCATCTTCCTCATCTTTCGCCTGTCGAAAAGGAAGTACACGACCAATCCTAACGTCATCCCAAAATGCGGAAGCATACTGTCGCCATATCCAATGAGAATAGCGATTTTCAATTTGGTTCCCGGTCCAGCCGCGCCACTTTAGTAACTCAGCTGGCATTTTGCGTTCGCCGGCATATTCCATCAGGCCAGTTGGATGCGTAATAGGAATTTTGTTTTGGCCCTTGCGGCGAAACACCAAGAGATAATCCGCCGACGCCACGCTGCAACGCGAGGAATCCTCGACAAGCGAGCGATGCGCCAAATTCTTGGCCATCGTCCGATTGCGAACAGCTAGCGGCTCTTTCCAAATTGCGTAGCGCGCAATGAACTTCCATCCCTCACGCTCATGAAGTTCAATAATATCTCCGGGGAAATCAATAAGGTGATCTGTCCCTGAATTTCCTGACGGCACATCCATACAATGAACGGCAGTCATGCGGCCTGGAAGTGTCAGTCGCGCTAGCTCTTGCACGACAAACGAGTAATGCTCAAAAAATTGTTCGTAATTAATGCAGTTTGAAAGATCGCGTTCAGAACTAGAATAACAAAATAACCCCCCAAACGGTGGAGAATAGATTGACAGATGAACCTTCTCCGACGGGAAAGATCGCATCACTTCAATGCAATCGGCGTTATAAGCCGCATAGCGATCAGTAAGTTTTTGGTCGATAACTAAAGCCATGTCGGTGTTCCTTCTTGTTCTCGGAATGCGATGCTTCGATCAACGCCAATGGCGTCGTTCATGTGCTTTATCAATTCAGTAAACATTTGGTTGGCGGCAGAGGCTTTGCGTTGGAGATTGGCGAGAACATCTTTTTCGCCTTCTGTCGCGATAATATCGGATATAACCTCTCGCTTCTGACCAAAACGCCAGCAACGGCGTACACTTTGGTAGTATGCTTCAAAACTATGTGTTGGGAACGATACTGAATGTGCACAGTGCTGAAAGTTAAGACCCCAAGCACCAATCTTTTCCTTGGTAATCAAGATGCGTGATTTGCCATCAATAAAGGCCAAGAATTTTTCTTCTTTTGCCCCATCGTCGTCATTGCCACTGATTTGAATTGCGTCTGGAACGAGAGATTCCAGCTTATTTCCCTCGTCATTTAATTGGCACCAAATAATAGCTGATTGTCCAGTGTCATTGACAAGCTTTGCTGCCACTTCACAACGTTCATCGATAGTTCGACGACGTTCCTCGCGCTGCTCACGCAAGCCAATGGCCGGAAGAGCAAATAACATTCCGTCAGGATTAGTTCTAGAAATTACCTGATGTTGTCGTTCAACTAAAGGCAGCAACAGAAATTGGCCGTCATCGAAGCCAAGATCAGACGGCTTACGTACCGCGCGTGACCATGAACAAACCCACTTCCAAAACGGCTCTTCAGCATGGCCCTTGAACCGCCATTTTGCATTATCGTCTAGTTGTGAGAATTTTTTGCTGCCATGACGATAAACAGATGGTTTGATCGAATTGCCTTGGTTGTTTTTAAAAAATCTAGACAGCATATCCATGTAACCGAGATAGCCAAGGGCTTCGCTACTGGTTCCTAATTCAATGTATTCATTTGGACTTGGTGTAGCTGTACAAAGAAGCCGATAGCGCATCTTTCGCATGAACTCAGTTATTTCTTGTCGGCGTACTCCATCAAATGATTTTAGGATTGCACTTTCGTCGCAGACCGCGCCTGCAAAATCGTTTGGGTCAAAATAATGCAATCGCTCATAGTTGACGATATTGACACCGCTATGAGGAATACCAAGTTTTGAACGACTGCACTCAATACCGAATTTAGTTCCCTCCCGAATAGTCTGTGAACCAACTGCAAGCGGTGTTAAAATTATTACTGGCTTATTTTCTTTTCGAACAACATTTTCAGCCCAAACCAATTGCATCAATGTCTTGCCAAGTCCGGTATCGGCAAATAGCGCAGCTCGACCTTTTTGAAGCGCCCAGTTCACCAAGGATCGTTGAAAGTCAAAAAGGCAATCAGGCATGTAAATAGGATCGAAACCGTCATACGTGCCGAGTTGGGTCTTTTTGTTTAAAAATGTTTCGTAGTTATATTGAACAGTCATCTTACTCTCTCCCCTTTCCCGCACACACACCGAAACTCCATAAACACGGACCATTCGCCGTGCGTGGGGCCGAGATCGGCGACGACCATCCAGCCCAAATTGAGATAGTCTAAAATGCGTTCGTGTCTAACGTAGCGAAAGGTGCGGGTCATTCTCCCGCCTCCAACAAATCCAACAACTTCCCAATCGGGCTAGACGGCGAGCCGTCTCCGTTACGCGTCATCGCTTTTCTTAAAGTCTCAATGTCCGCGCCGTGCTGCAGGGCGATGCTAACCGCAATCGCAGCGTCTCTAGCCGCCGAGTCCGTTGCCGATCCGGCTTTGGCTGAATTGAGAAAGACTTCGCAGGTGGTCCCGCGAAAGCGTCCGACTGTCGCCGTGTAGCGAATGGGTCCGTGATGAAAGTCAAACGTCTCGGCTTCGCGGCGCGCGGGGAGAGTTTGTCTCACTTCGCGCCTCCATCAACCCAAGTAGAGCCGTTTGGGAGGCGATAGGTGATTGTTCTTTGGGAAGGGTCAGCGTCTATTTGCTCGCCAGGGACTAGATCGGGAAGGTAAGCGTGATGCGGACAGCCGGTTTGTTGCTCATCGTAAGTGAGATCTACTTTATGAAGCGTACAGATAACCCGCGCTCCATCTTCGAAAGAACTGTGCAAACACGTCCGACAATTCACCCTCGCAAAAGCGCCCTCGTGGCATTGCGCCTTGGCGGGACACCAGCTGCACTTGAAAGCGGATTTGCTAGTTGGATCTTCAAACAGGCGAGCCGGTGCGCGATCGGACTTGGCGATGCGCTCGATCTTGGCTTCCAAAGCTAGGGAGAAAGCGGCGTCGTATTCGATGCGCTCGGAGTACAGGGACTCGTCGTTTTTGTTCACAGCGAGGTAGAGCGCGCGCGTCAGAGAGGAAGCTAAAAGGTAAGCCTGCACTTGGGCGAAGTGATCCGGCTTAGAGCGGCGCAGCCCTTCGCCCTTCGGCGGCGCATGCTTAAGAAGCTCTTTGAAGGAGCGTTCGGAGTGAGATTTGGTCTCGACGACATGCAGCGTCTTCGGCGCTTCCGGCACGCCCAACGCGCGACCGTCCATCTTGCCACGCAGCCAGCCCGAGGCGAGTTCGGCGGTGAATTGCTTGCCGGTGGCGGGATCAACGCGCTCGACTTCGATGCCAGCGGCTTCCAAGTCTGAGAGAAGCCGGTCCTCTTCCCGACGTCCGGTTTCAAAGCGGCGCTCTTTCTGGCCGGTGATTTCTTCTAAAGGTGCCGCCCAGCGAAGTTTGTAAAATATGGCCCTAGCGCACTCATTCCCCGCGTCGGCCATGCCAACGCCGCGGTTGTCGCCTTGGTGCGACTTGGCGGCTAAGGCTTTGTAGATAGCCTCGGTAGTGTGGTTGATAGCTTCAGGCAACGGCGGCATACTTGGCCTCCCGATGGCCTTCGGGTCAGAAGGAGAAGGGCGGCTGGCTTTGCTTTGAGAGGTAGGCCAGCCGCCCAGTTAAGCTAGGCGGTCTTCTTCCAGGGGCGGGCGCCGGGAGCGGTTTGGGCAGTGCCTGCCGTTGGCCGCTCCGCCGTTTGCGCTCCTGATCGCCGCTCAGTTGGCTGCTGATTAGCTAGGCCGGGCTGCGGCTGCGCCTTCCCCGCTGGCACCGTCCCGCCACGAGGCTTGTAGCGAATCGCATTCTGCGGGCCATACTGGCCCGACTTGTCCGCCTTGATCGTCACGCGGCCAACAAACGGCTTAAAGTGAAGCTGCTCCGAGTTTTTCAGGTTCGCTATGCCAATCGCCAAGCAAAGATCGGCCAAGGCCCGCTGCGCAATCCGCTGAGCATCCGCGTTCTCGTTGCGGATATTCATTCGATCCCAAACCTTGCGATTCTGGTGGGGTCCGTCGATCACTTCCAAAGTCAGGACAAGTTGATCGCCTGAACCGGATTTTGTTGGTTTGATTTCCGACTCGACAACTTGCATTTGGTAATCTCCGGCTGGAATCGGATCAAACGAGCGATCGTCTTCCGGCACGTCGGCGGCATTAAATTCCTGGTCAAGTTCAGCCATTGGAGTTGCTCCTGAAAAGAGGAAAAGGGGGGAAGGTTAAGCAGCAGCACTGCGCTTGATATTCTGTACTTCGTCTTCCGGCTGTGCTGGGAAGTGTGGAGCGAGCAAAGAATAGCCCCGGCCACGCTCGTACATCAGCTTGTCCGGAATGCCGTAGCGGTTCTTTGCTACGAACGCTGGGCGCGGAGAGGCAAAGATATTTCGATTACCGCCACCGTCAGCGCGCACTCTGGCCTGTCCTTTGCCTTTGGAGTCATCTTGTTTGATCGTTATGTCTTGGTTCAGGAAAAAGATCGCGTCGACCTCATCCTGAAAGATACCGACCGCTCGCTTGTGCAAGCGAATATCGAAACGATCATATGAAGACGTCATTGGATCGTTGACGGCGACGATCGCCGAATGAGCGATGTAAACGACGCCCATTCCTTTATCGTGGCGAAGTGCGTTGCAGCCTTCGAGCAGGTCGCGCCAGTAATTATCAACACTTACATAGCCACGACCGTATCCCGGTGCCTCGATGGAGGTCCAATTGTTGTCTGCGCACGCTTTCGCCCAGACCATCGGCTCAAGTTTGTCGAGACTGTCGATGACGACGGTCTGGCCAATGTGTTCCTCGGTGTAGAGCGCGCCGATCGCGTCCATAACTTCGTCCAAAGAAGTCAGCCGGCCAAAGCTGCTAAGTTCAAGATCGCCGGGTGTGCCGTCTTCAACTTGCAAGAAGATTGGATTTGGCCACTCGTTAGCGAGCGTGGTTTTTCCCATGCCGGGTGGCCCGTAAATCAGAACACGCGGAGGCAGCGTCGCAGTTACCCGTTTAAGATCGCTTATTTGGATAGCCATTTTACTTCTCCTTAGCGGGCAGTCAGCTGTTGATCTACGGAGAGACCGAAGCGCTGATCTGCGGTGCCGCTTGCAAGTTAGACTTGCGCTTCGGCCTCACTGATTCTCTTTGATCGCCGCGCCAATGAAGGCAGCGGCTGGGTAGTGCTATATCGGCGTGCCATCGGCCTTCCGGGTAATGGCAACGTTGGCCCACATCGCGTTGGAACGATGCGCTCGCAGCACAAAGGTCTTGTCGGGGCCATCCGGCAGAAGATCATCTAAAACCTTGGCGTAATTAGCCGATGCCGTGCGCACCTTAGCCATGGTCTCAATCTGCAGATCTGTTGGCTTGAGATACTCGAAAGTAGATGGATGTAAGCTCATGTCATGTCCTCCGGTTGTCAGTGCTTGTAATAGGCCGTCATCACTTGAGTTGCGCTGCCTTTGGCAGCGGCACGTAATCGTTGGGGAGGCCCTTAAGTTGACCTCCCCTGCGCACCCCGAGCCCGTCGGGCCGGGTTAAAAGCGGTTGACTAGTGAAGGAGATTCCGGGGCGAAAAACGTTGAGACCGGCTAGGACGCCGAGTGCTTGATCGAGGCCGAAAGCAATGAAGTATTTGCCTCCGGCGCGCTCAAAGCGTTCCTGAAAGTCTATTTGATTTTGAGACTGGACTCCGACTTCGGTTTTTAATTCGAGCGCGACGGCGAGGCCATCAATTACGAACATCCAATCGGCAACGCCGGGCCTGACACCTGCCAGCTTCATAAGATTGGCCGTTCGCTTGTCGCGCTTTCCGCCGTTGGGAACGTGATGCCATTCGATATCTGGGCGCGCATAGGCTTCTAGAATTTTGCAGGTAGTTTGCTGCAGAGCCTCTTCCGACATTAAGGGAAGGCGGGCGCTCATATTGCGGCCCTCCGCGTGTGCTTAGGGCAATAAGGGCGATTGAGAAAAAGGTTCGCGGTGGACGATCCACAGAAGAAGAAATTTGGTGTCCCATGCGTTCCGAAAGGCCAACGGCACGTCTCGTTTGTCAGTTCTTGAAGAGTGCAAAGTTGATCGGCTTCTACTTGGTCGATTAGTTCCTCAGGAAGAGCAAGTTCGGCATTCGTTGGAAACGGAAATTTTTTCTTAATGTGCTTCCTTGGTGCCTTTGGCTTTGGCTCATTGGCGAACTTTCGCTTTGGAAAGCCGCAACGATGAACGATGCCGATTATCGCGTTGCGTGTGTTGCCGACTTCGTGAGCTATCTGGCTGGCGGAAGAACCTCCGTCCCAAAGAATACGGACCTGTTCTTTTCTCTCATCGGTCCAAAAAGATAACATCGGCCCCTCCCCGCTTAGTTGATCGTTTGCGTGCTACTAGCTTGCAAAGCTTTTAGGCGGCGCTCCAAATTATAAGTATGATTTTCAGATACGGCATGTTCTTGAATGATAGCAAGCACAGCATCGGCGTCATTTTGCGCTTGCACCAAAGCTTTTTGAATGGCGCTATACGCGGCATCAATCAAATTAAAATATGTGCTAACCATAAGAATGTTTGGACGATACTTCAGGCTCCAAAGCGTGCCTGTCTTCAGTCCCAATGCCGCGTCTATTTCTGATAAACGTGAAAGCGCGTCGGCCCCAAATAGCAACGGCGCATAACGAAAAATAAAGGAGCATAATTCTTGTGCTTGCCGATCCCATTGATCCAATTCTTTTTTCTCGCATTCAATGACTGGCAATCCATGTTTGAAAACATCTGCAATAAGAACCCGAAGTTCTTCGCAATCACGAAACCATTCTCCAGCGATATGAAGATGAACTAGGCTTTTATGCAACAATCGTTCCTGATCTCTATTTCCAGGAACGTGCGCTATTAATTCAAGCTTATTCGGCGACGCGCTTTTCAAGTTAAAAAGCCGCTTAGAAAGCTTGCTGGAATATCCAATTTTGACGGCCCCATAGCCATTTGAGACAAAATAAACGACCTCACTCATGATCGTTCCTCTGGAACAACCACGGCGCCCAGTGATACGCCCATGCTGCGCAGCGCGCCGTCCAACGCATCAAGCTGCGGCTGATGGAAACCCGCGTCCGCTGCGGCAAGGCGCTCACGCATGACCAGAAGATTCGAGACAAGTAACCGCGCTTCCACGCGGCCGGCCGCTTCTCGAAGTGCGTCCATTTCCGCTGCGTCGATCCGTCGTGCATGGGCGTACCAAATGTCCTTGGTGCGAGTGAACTTCCAACCTAAGCGTCTGGCCGCACGGCCAATCGCAGCCTTGATGCTATCGCTGCACTCACGCGGCGCAGCAACCCGCTGCACCAACAAACTCGCCTCACTCACCGACGACATGTCGGAACACTCCGTCTGAAATTCGGACATTTCCTGCGCTCTCCGTGCCAATGTTGCTTTGCCTGGAAGCAACAGAGCGCCTTGGCGGGCGCTGGCTGGAGAGAGAATTCATTCGGCGGCCTCGGGCTGCTTGAAATTGAGGATTTCAGCGGGTGAGAGACCAAGTTGAGCTTCAATCAGTGGTAAATCTCGACGCCGTGGGAGACGCGAGCCGTTTTCCCAACGCCAGATGGTTTGGCCGGTCACGCCAAGGGTCTTTCCGAGACCGTCTTGCGTGAGGCCAAGTTCTTCGCGTCGGCGTCGAATGGGGTGCATGACTAGAACCTCTAACAAACTGGTTAAGTTCCGTCAAGCCTTCCGTCTGTTTATTTTCTACCGTTTTGGATAATGACGTTATTTCAAATGATTGTCAGGATTAGGGATGGCTGCTCGCATCTATCCCAAGCGCCCACCCAAGCTTTTCATCGCCGAATGGCGTGAAAAGTTCGATTTGACCCAAGCTCAGCTAGGGGCGCGCCTCGGGCCAGAGGGGGTGTCCGACGTGACGGTTTCCCGTTGGGAGACTGGCGAAAGGCGCCCCGATATTGACACGCTGGCGGCCATTGCTGAGGCTTTGGGGCATAATTTAGAGGCTAGAGACCTATATCGGCATCCGGATCAGCCTAGCGCGGACGACTTGCTTCGAGGTCAAGACCAGGAAATAGTCGAACAGGCTCTTCGAGTTATTCGAGCTATGTGCCGATAATCCACTAAACCATTACGGTTATTGATTATTTTCCTAGCCTACCAATTTGGATAAAATAATTATTGGGAAAGGGTTGACGCCCCTACCCTTTTTGGTTTAGTCATGGCTCCATCGAACCTGGAGCCACGCCATGACCCACCGCCAAGACCTTCTCGAAGCCCTCGGCCAAATCCAGAACCATCCCGTACATCAACATCACGACATTCTGACGATCCACGGCTGTCGGCCGGTTTCAACGCCAGACCAGCTTCGCCGCGCGATCGAAGGAAACCTCGCTCAAATTGCTCTCTGGTCAAACTACGGTGGCAACACTCGCCGCCTCGCTCGGGTCGCGTGACGCCATGACCCCCACATCCCCCATCCCCAAAATCGACCAACGCCGCTTTGCCAAGTTGACCAAACTCTACTGCGGTAGCCACGACGCCGGCTCCGATGAGATGTGCATCATGGAGGCTGTAGCCTTCGTAACGCACAAGGATTGGACCGATCATCCGCCATGCGTTTGTCCGGTGATCTCGGCTTTCATGCGAATGTGGAATGACGGATTGCCAAATGATGAGCGCACATCGCTTTTGAAGCCGTTTATCCCCAAGCTGATCAATACCAAAGGTTCAACGGCATTGGAGCGGCAGCGCGCGACGATGGCGGCTGATTGGTTGATCCGCGTGCACACGCCGGCTTGGCTACGGCTAGCAAAACTCGACAAGCAGGCTGATTTGCTTGTCGCATTGCCGGAAATAACCGACTTCGCCCAATGCCCGTCTCTCATGCCAACGCTGACGGCTGTGAGACAAGATGCGGCCGCCGCTGGGGCCGCCGCTGGGGACGCCGCTGGGGCCGCCGCTGGGGACGCCGCTTGGAACGCCGCTAGGGCCGCCGCTGGGGCCGCCGCTAGGGACGCCGCTAGGGCCGCCGCTTGGGAC